ATCTCAAAGACCTTGCAAAGATGGCAGCTGAAGAGCTATCAAAGCCCGGCAAAACAAAAGAAACTGTAGCTGGTGATATAATCGAAATGCTGATTCATAAAAAGATCTTGCTGAAAGAAGATATTACTGCAATGAAACTGCTAATGGAGTTGCTATCTCACATGGATAATCAAGTAGCAGAGAAAGGCAAAATGATAATAGAGTGGGGTTCGCAAAATGGATACAGTGATACGGATAAAACCGCATGATAAACAGCTTGAGATACTTCGGAATCGGAAGCGCTTTAATGTTGTTCGGTGCGGCCGTCGCTTTGGGAAGTCTTATCTGGCTTTTGCTTTGGCCCTTGAGAAAATGCTGGAAGTTGATGGCTCGTATGTTCTCTATACAGCGCCTTCATACACCGAGCTCTCAGGAAGAGAAACCGAAGCACAGAATTTCTTTGCACCGCTTGGCGCAACTTACAAACAAGGCCAGATTAAACTAGGTCGTAGTACATTGGTTTTGCAAGGTATTTACCGAGCGGATGGCTTAAGAGGTAATAAGTTTCATAGAGTGATTTGCGATGAGTGGGCACATTGCCCGAATGCTGAAGACGATTGGAACTTTGTATTAAGTCCGATGCTAGCAGATTATGAAGGTGATGCTTATTTCTTCTCAACGCCGAAAGGTAAAAATCACTTTTGGCAATTAGATCAGCTCTCCGAGACTATGTCAGACTGGCAATCATTCCACTACTCGACATACGACGGCGGGCAAATCAAGATAAGCGAAGTCGATAGACAAAAAGAGTTGCTACCGAGCTTGGTATTCGCACAAGAGTTTCTTGCAGAATATGTCGATAGATCGGCGGCTAAAATCAAGCGCGAATGGTTACGCACGACAAACGGCCAAGAATGTACGGCGTATTACATTGGAGTGGATTTGGCAATTAGCCAAAAAGAGACTGCAGACTATACGGCAATCGTTGTAATAGGCACGACAAAAGATGGAGATGTTGTTGTAGTTGAAGCGGACCATTTTAGAGCGCAGTTCCAAGAGATAGGCCGTAAGATTATGTCAGCCGAGCAAAGATGGAATGCAAGAGTAGTTGCAGTGGAATCAAATCAGGCGCAAGCTTGGATGGTGCAAGAGCTGAAAAGAAATACTAAGATGAATGTCGTAGGTGTGAGAGCGGATCGAGATAAGGTTATTCGCTTTCAGCCAGTCGAGGCAAGATATGAGCAAGGCCTTGTTTATCATGTCCCTCATATCAACCCGGAATTTACCGAGGAGCTGCTATCTTTTACGGGCACTCCGCAAGACAAGCATGATGACTTTATTGACGCGTTGGGTTATGCCTTCAACGCTATTCGCAAAACACCCCAGATATATGTATGAGTCTACTTGACCAACTTAGAGATAGAATCGCGAGCGCAGTTGCACCGCGAAGAAACGACAGACCGTATATTCGGTCGGGTGGCTCTCGCAATATCGGTGCGACTCAAGTCGGTAATGAGTTAAGCGCCTCGCTTCGAGGGACTGTATTCGCTTGCTTGCAGCATCGTGCAAATGCTTTGAGTGGTATCAAGTTCGATGCATACAAAGAGCAAAACTATGAAAAAGAGGAACTCGGACGCGGTCACTGGACAAACGAGCTGCTTAGCAATCCGAATCCGTATTTCACACGCTCGCAAGTCTTTGGATATATTGAAAACTGGCTATCGATTAATGGCAATGCGTTTATATGGACTCCGACAAACGGCTACCGCGTGCCCTTGCAGATGTGGGTGCTTAATCCGACAAGAATGCGAGTCATTAAAGGCGAGAATAACTTTATTGATGGGTATGTCTATCAGTCAGCTCAAGAAGGTAATATAGCCATACCGGAGAAGGAGATCATTCACCTTGCTAAGCTCCACCCCGCCGCACGTCCTGAAGAGATAATCGGTATGAATATCTTCGGCGTTGGTCTTGTTTCAGCCGCTTTGGAATATGCGAATATCGACCGCGAAGTTAGTGCTTATCTTGCACGCCTCTTTGCTAATAATACCGTCCCGCCGCTTATTGCAAAGTTCCCCGAAAGATTCGAGCAAGATGAATGGCAAAAGCTTAAAAGCGCTTGGAATGAGGAACTACCAGACTACAAGCTCCGAGCTTTGCTTGGAGGTGGTATGCAATTAGAACTTCCGCCGAAAGGCGAGCTTTCAGTTAGTTATGACGCGGTTAGCCGTGATACACGCGCTCAAATCGCTCAAGTCTTTGGCGTGCCTCCTGGAATGCTTGATGGATCATTCCAAAACAGAGCGACTGCAGAGGTTCAATTCGCAATCTTTAGACAAAACACGATAGACCCCGAAGCGCTCTATATTGCTGAAGAATTTACACGCCATTTCCGTAGATGGGAAGAGGATGTACTCATCCAAGCACAACCGTATGAATATGCAGATCCCGATGCTGATATGAGGCAAGAAGAGTTCGAGCTTAAATGGGGAATCAAGACGATCAATGATGCAAGAGGCGAGCGCGGATATGATCCGATACCTGAAGGCAATACGCCGCTTATTGCAAGTGGTTTTGTCCCTCTTCAAAGCGCCGTAAACCCCGCTCCCGCGCCCGTGGTGGCACGAAAAGTATTAACCCGAGCAAATGCCAAGCTCCCTATCGTTACAGCCGATGCAAAAGACTTGTTTTGGAGAAACTTTGACGGGATAACTGAAGCGAATGCAGGTAGCCTCGAGAATGTAGTTGAGATGATCATAGCACAAATCAAAGAGCAAGTTTTTCAGCTTGCAGATGACGGCGTAATTAGCCTTTCGACTGTAGATATTCCAGAGAGCGAACTCGCAAAGTATGATGCAATCATAGCCGATGCTGCAAATCAAGTAGCTACCGAACTCTATGCGACTCTTGCAATCGAGGGCGGCGTGCCTCCGACTGCAGAGGTTATTGCTTTGGTCGAAGAGTCAAGCGCTCAAATCCGAGATTCTATCGGAGTTATCAAGCAAGAAGTACAAGCGACTCTCACTGCAAACGCCGGTAAGGATAAAGAAGAGCTTTTCAAGATCCTGAATACCAAATTCGACTCACTTCAAACAAGCAGAGCGCGTGCGATTGCAAATACGACAAGCGCAAATGTGACAAGCGGAATGCAATATGCCGTATATAAAGACGAGGGTTTTGAGATGGTATGGCTAACACAAAGAGACGGCCGCGTAAGACCAGCTCATGCTGCTATGGAAGGCTCGACTCAAGGCGCGGACGGATACTTTACGGTAGTGACTGAAGTTCGCGATAAAGAAGGCAATATCATTGAAGTCAAAACCGAGAAAGCGAAGCGCCCGCTTGGTAGTGGACTAAGCGCTTCAAATGCAGTGAACTGCAGATGTCAATTATTCCCAGTTGAAAAGCAATAAAAATAAAGGTTTTATATGAATTTAATAACACGCGAGCTGAACCTACAACTTAGGGACGGCTACGAAATGGAGGAAGGCTACGAAGAGAAAGAGAATGATCTCTATACATTCGTAGTATCGACTCCCGAAGTTGACCGGTATGGGACTATCATAGTTCCAAGTGGAATAGACTATCAAGCATATCTAAATAATCCCATAGTCTTAGCTCAGCATGACTCTGACAAGTGGCCTATCGGTCGCTGTTTGGGTTTTGCAATGAATGGCGAAAACTTAGAAGCGACAATTCAAATTGAGTGTATTACTGAAGAAGGTAAGAAACTCAACAAGCTAATCAATGCAGGTTTTGTAAAGGCCGTTTCAGTTGGTATCATACCAAATGAATACGAAGATAAAACAATCGACGGTCAAAAGGTAACTGTTTACACAAAGTCCGAACTTGTAGAGTTTAGTGTCGTATCAGTTCCTGCAAATCGCCAAGCCTTGCTTAAGAAATCAATCAAGACTTTACTCCAAGATTCAATTCAAAAATACAAAAAGGAAAGTAGAATGTTAACCCCAGAGATCGAAGCCAAGATCAAAGACGAACTTCTTCCGGCAATCAAAGAAGCGTTTGTCAATGAGGTAATCAATCTCGGCTTTTCACCTGAAGAAGCCGAAGCATCCGTAAACGCTTTTATTACTGCAGGCGCTCCTCCAATGCTAGCAGTTTTGCAAGGCGAAGTCGCACCCGAAGTAGCCGAAGAACCAGCCGCCGCCGAGCCCCCAGTCGAAGTGGTAGCCGAGTCCATCGAGGCTAGTTTCGAGGTTCCTGAAACTCGAGTCGGCAAGAAAATTGCAGCTTCAACACAAGCGCAAATTAATGAAGGTATGGATATGATTCAAAACGGTTACAAGATTATCAAATCTGCAGTAGCCGGCGAAGCAGGCCGTTCAATTACTTTGAACATGCCTAAAAAACTCAATACAGACGAATTACTTAATTTAATCTAAGGATATTGCATAATGGAAAACATTATCGTAACAAAAGACCAACTGAAAGAAGTTGTTGACCGCAAAGTAGCCGATCAACTTCGTACACAAAAGCCATCAAGTAACAATGGCTTTGTAACAATCAAAGCAGATCATGATGCACGCCGCGATCAAGCTCGCGTAGTTGCTGACTATATTCTTGCAGTTCACAAAGGCCGCGAAGGACAAGCAGACGATATCGCACGCAAAGCAAACGAAAAGTACATCACAAGAGCTGACTTTAATACTGGTACAGCATCTCAAGGCGGCGCGGCGGTTCCTCAGTTTTGGGTAGAAGAGATCATGAACTTTGCAGATCAGTACGGATATGCAAGAGCGCTCGCGAAGATCTATCCGATGCGCGGTAAAACTGAAAACTTGGTATCAAGTGGCGCGTTCACTGGCGCGGTAGTTGCTGAAGGTTCTGGCTTGACTTTGACTGACTCAACTAACTTCTTTACAGCGACTCAACTTACAGCTCGTAAGATTGTAGCCGGTGCTATTATCTCCGAAGAGCAACTTCAAGATGCAACCCCTGCATTCTTGGATTATGTAGTAAACGGTCTTGGCCGCGCGCTTGCTGAAACAGAAGACAAGCAGTTTTTCAATGGTAATGGTACGGCTCCAAACTTTACAGGCTTAACAGGTATCTCCGGAACTACAACAGTTCGCCAAGGTGGTGCTAATAACTCTGGTAAAGATACATTCGGCGAGATCTCATGGACTGACCTTTGGAACTTGCGTCTCGGTGTAAATTCTGGTGTTGGTGCAAATGGTGCATTCGTAGTGCCTCAATCAGTTTTCGGATTCTTGATGAAAGAAACAGCAGGCTCGCGCCCTGTTTTCGACATGGTTCGTCCTATCGAAATCACATCAATCGGCTTGACTGCACTTACAGGTAATTCATACTTTACTCCAACAGGCCGCCCGATGCATGTCGTGCCAGATGCACTCTTCCCAACAAGTGCAGCAAATACAGCGTCTGCATTCTATGCTGATTGGAATCAATTCACTGTTATGGGTATCCGCGAGGATGTAACAGTTAACGAATACAAAGAATATTTCGGTGCGACTGGTCTTGGTGGTACTCACCAAAAAGGTATCGAAGTAGTTGAGCGCGTTGCTTTCGCATTCCCTGCTCCAAGTGCTATCGGTGTTCTCAAAACTTCAACAACCTAATTAGGTGATTTATGCTCGTAGATGTAATTCTAATCGAGCCGTATAAAGGTGTTTCGGCAGGGTATGAGACTTCTCTCCCTGCCGAGATTGCCGAGGCTCTTATTAAACAAGGCAAGGCGAAAGATGCAAAGCCCGCGCCGAAAGTAGAAACAAAGAAAACAGGTAAATAACCATGCCATATACAAGCGCAAATCCGAGGGCGTTTAATGCTCTCATGACCTTTCTTAATTTGGAAGTTAATGGCGATCCGACCTCCGAGGATACGGCGCTGTATACTTGGTTTGATGACCTGATAACAACTTGCTATGTAGAGGCTGAAGGCTATTGCGGTCAGCCTCTTCGTAGTGGGACGATATATTACCAATTTTACGCCTCAAAAGCCCAACGCGGCCTCGAAGCTAATCACTCATGGAAATATATCCCTTACAATGCTAACACGGCTCTTACGGCTTTGCAGTGGCGCGAAAATGAGTTTGCAACTTATGCGAACTTTGACGCGGGTAACTATGCATGGAATGCCGAGCCGTATGCTAATTACATTGTCTTTCGTGATAAGACAAATGGACAATTCAAGGCGACGCTTACGACGGGCTTTAGTGATGCGTCTATGCCTTATACAATCTTGCAAGGCATAGCCGAAATGGTCACTCTTGCATACAAGCAAAGCCCTCAAGGCGGTAATTGGTTCGGACTTAACTCCGTCGCTACAGGCGGCGCGGGTCAAACAGTCAGCCAATCACTCAAAACCGATATAGGATGGCATAAGTACTTTGCTCAATTCGTTATACCAACGGTCTAATAATGATTAATAGCGAAGCTTTAAAGGGCATTCTACGGCCTGTTATTATGAAGGCACTAGAAAGGATGCCTTTCGTGATGCAGGCGTATATCGGAACTAATATGGAATTCAGAGGCGCGGCTGATAGAATAGCACCTTCGACAAGTTCTAAGCTCGCGATTAACTCAGGTAATTTATTTCGCAGCTTCACAAAAGGTCAGCCCGGAAATGTTTTCAGAGTCTCGCAAGAAGGCGATAACTTCGAGGTAGAATACGGGTCAGACTTGCCATACGCAAGAGTCCAAGAGTTCGGCGGCTTCATTGCAAGCAAAGGCAATATGCATAAATACTTCTGGGCTAAATTTGCAGAGACTAAACAGCCGTATTTTAAGAATATCGCATTAAGCGTAAAAAAGAAAGGCGGCGTAAACATACCCGCCCGTCCGTACTTTAATCCTGCAGTCGATAGACTTCGAAATGATACCAAGTTCGCAAGCGACATTAGACAACAAGTCATAAACGGAATACAACAATGGCAAGAGAATCAGCGGCGATCAAATCCATAGCAGATAGACTTCGCACAATGAGTGGAGTTAAAGTCTATGACCAAGTAATGATAGACAAATGGAATACTTACCAGTTCCCTTTTGTCGGTGTTTTGTCAGGTGCAGATGCTCGCGAGGTAATTGGACTTGAAGACGATTCAGCCTTTGCAAATAAAGGCACGCTGGATATGTATTTACTTGTCGGAGTTCAAGTCAAAAAGAACAGCACGGCGGGTAAGGCTAATTTGAGAGAAGCTCTTGCCGACTTATGCGAGGCAATTGAGAATAAGCTTACAAACTACAAGCCCGATGTCTATGAGTCAGATTATGAAAGGACTTATTTTGCGCCCGTGCATTTTATCGACGCGCAAGCGGTCACATTCAATGACGATGAAACGAAAGGCATATCTTTCATGACTTTTAGGACGGTATATTACAGAGGAGATGTATGAAGTTAAGTGCATGTGTAATCTTTCAGGATGGAGATGACCTGAAAGGATGGAGGGATTCTTTGCCGAGTGATAATGTCGAAGTCATTGCACTTCGTACGGCGGTGAATCCAAAACTTAAAGAGCCTGTTTTTCAAGAAGTCGGTCGGACTTCGGACCATATAGTTCTCTCATGGGAATATCCCGACTTCGAAGAGTATTTTGACTTCAGTTATTGCAGAAATAAGCTAGATGAATATGCGACTGGTGACTGGATTTTGCACATGGATTCAGACGAGCGCCTTGCAAGTCCTGAAGATGAGTTTTGGCAATACATCGAAGAGCTTAACAATACCGAAGCGGTCGCGGCTTATCTATCCATTGGAGGATGCAATAATGATCTAGATCCGCAATATACGCATATTCGCAAACGCTACAACATACCGGCAATGCGACTGCATAGAAGAAGCGCGTTTCTCAAATGGCAAAGAATATGCCATGAGACGCTCGAAGTAGATCCGAATGGAACGGTCGTAGCTGATACTGACATATTGCTATACCACAAAGGATATAGCCAAGACACTGAAGTCTTAATGCATAAAGCAGAACGAAACGGCGGCTTGATGGTAAGAGAATACACACGCGATAAATCACAAAGAAACTGGGATTATTTAGTTAACACTTTCGCATATTTAAAACAATTATCTAAGAGGTAATATCATGGTAGTAGGCGGCGCTAACCTTAGCGTATTCTATACAGCAAATGAACTCGGTACAGCCCCTTCAGTCGGCTCTACTGCAATTCATACAATGAAGCGCAAAATCAAGACTTCATTAACACGCACAACTTTTACAATCGATCAAAACGAAGACAATCCAGAACTCACTTCATTCCTTGAAAACTATGCACCTATTACAACTGTCACTGCAGATCAAGGGGAATATGAGGACGGGACAAAGTTCAACTCTTCACAAGCGACAAGCGATACACTTTTGCAAATCGTATACGGTGGTGTTGATACAACTCTAAACAAGCGTAAGGTTGTTTTGATGCTATGCAAATTGGCGCAAGACGCGGGCGCGTTTGACCAAGAATCAGGTAAGTACACAAAGCCAAAAGTAGGCGGCGATGTGGTAAATAACGATACAGACTTGGTTATCCCTGCAACTTACTTTTTGACTACTCTTGTAAGCGGTGCGACTGCGGTCACAATCCCTTCAAAGATTGGTTACAAAGAGATCTGGTTTACAGCCCCTTAATTCACACGGGGCGGGCAAAACCCGCCCCATTATTTTTACTATGGAGATAGCATGAAATTATATCTAAACGAAACAGCACACGAAGTAGCACTCTATTCAAAATTGACCCCCGCTCTTTATGACAAGGTTACGCCGCTTCTCTCAGAACTTGCAAATACTAAAGGCGCGCAAGCAGCCGCCGAAACCGAGATTATGGAGAAGGTATTTAGCCGCGAGAGCCTTGCAAAAAAGATAGACTTAACAAAGGGGCAAGACGCTTTTAAGGACATTATGCAAGAGTTCGAGTTCCAAGAAATTGTAAAGACTGCATATTTAAAAGTCCGAGCAAATCTATTCGAGCTTATCAATGTCGATGAAACTACCATACCGAAAATCTTTGAGTTTGTAAAGGCCGTGATCGATGAAAGCAAAGTGCAAAATACTGAGCTTTTAGCTGGCATTCAGTCCGAGGCTGGTTCTGACTTTTGGCAAAACCAAGATCTTGATGGCATTTTGGACTCACTAAAGTTTTTTCGTGAAACGGTATGCCGAAGAGTCCGCATTATGTGAGTACTATCTTGAAGACTTGACGGTATTTAACGATCCAGACGATGACGAGTATGAAGAGACGGACGGAGATGAGAGTGCTTATTACCTTGGCGAAATTGTAGGCTCATATTGGATATTCAAAGGCGTTGCAGGCGGCGATCCTGCAGCGTATTTGAGGCTGTACTACGATACTCCGCGTGTCGATGTAATCCGTACTTATGCCTATACCATAACTTACCACAAAGAACGCCGCAAAATGGAGCGCAGAATCAATGGCCGATGATATTAAAATTAAACTAGGACTGGATGCAGCCGAATTATTCAACGGTCTGAATAAAGTCACTACCGAACTTAATCAGGTGCAAAATGAGTCGAAGCAAACCGACCAAGCACTTGATAAAATGGCCGATATAAATACTTCGAGCGCGGTCGCAGATGTCAACAAGCTATCCGCGGCGATTGATGGCGTTGGTGATTCTGCAGGCGGTATTGGAGGTGTATTTGAAGGACTAAAAGGCGGGCTAGGTGACGCTCTTAGCGGTGGCTTGATTGGAGGGCTTGTAGGTGGTGGCTTGGCCGCTGGCGTGCAAGCGGGGGTCGGTGCTATTGTTGATGGCTTTGGAGCGGTTGTAGATGCAGGACGAGGGCTTATTTCCGCACAAGGAGACTTACAAGCACAAACAGGCGCAACGGGTGCGGAATTTGAGGCACTGAAAAATGCAGCTGATGAGGCGTTTCTCGGTGGGGTTGGTGAATCAGTAGCCGAAGCTACAAAAGTGATAAGCAATGCAAAGGTAGTGCTCAAGGATGCCTTGCCTACCGACCAAATCGGAGAATTCGTAAAAGGCGCGCAAGCTCTTGGTAATTTGTATGAGAAGGATGTTAACGAAGTCATTGCAAAGTCAACGCCGTTTATTAAGCAGTTCGGGCTTGATGGTCAAGAAGCATTCGACTTAATTGCATTCGCTGCAAAAGAGGGTAAGACTTCGCAAGACGATGTACTTGATACGCTTGCCGAATACTCGCAATTACTAAGTGAAGCAGGATTCAGCGCTGAAGAGTTCGCGGGTCAAATGGCAATCGCAGGGCAAGAGGGATTGTTTAATAAGCTCAAATCAGACTCAAAGCAGGTGATACTGCAAAGGCTTTTACTGATATTAAAAACCAATTGCCTCAAGCGCTTGGTTCAACTCTTGGGAATCTTGAGCAACTTGCATCAAGTGGTCAAATCACAATCAAAGAATTCTTGCAAAAGTCAGGGGAATCAATCAAAACGGCGTTTGATGCAGGTCAAATCTCCGAATCGATGGCTACTCAATTACAAGTAGCAGTCGCCGGAACGCCCGCCGAAGATATTGGAGTCGAAGCATATAATAAAATGTTCGGCGCTCCAATACCAGTCGAAGAAATCAAGAAAAAAGCAGCGCAAGCGGGTCAAGATGCTATGAATGCTGCAGGTCAGTATCTTAGTTTTGACATGGTGAGTCGTAACATAGAACTCGCATTCACAAAAGCAAGCGCGGTCGTAGTGAAAGGCGCTTCAGATGCATTCGGAATGATTGCGACTGCAGTAGGGCCTGCATTCTCCGAACTTGGTGCGACTTTGAGCGGTGTATTCGAGAGGATATGGACTGTAATCGGTCCGATTGTAATGGGAATCGGCGCGGCAATCATGACTAACATTGTCGGAGCTTTTAACATTGCAATTACGGTAGTCACTACGGTACTTGATATATTTACAAGCGTGTTCGATGCTATTGCAAATGCTATCAAGCCGCTTATAGATACATTTAAGCAAGCATTTGGAGAAGATGGAGCTGTAGGTCAAGGAAAAACAGTAGTACAATCATTTCAAGAAGCACTTAATTTTGTAGGCGAGGTAATTGGAGAAATAGGCGGCATAGTTTCAGACTTTGGCGGTCTTCTTATAGAATTCCTTATCACTCCGCTTCAAACAGTTATCGAAGTCATTGCCGATGTAGTGCGATCGATTGCAGGATGGATGCAAAGCAATGACGAAAATACAGAATCAGTAAAACAGTCAGGCGAGGCGGTCAATAAATCAAAAGGCTTTATTGATACACTTCGACAAGCATTCGATAACATCCGAGGCACTATTGGAGGCGTTCGCGAGTCCTTTATTCAAATCAAAACTACTATCGGTGAGTTTTGGGATGCTATTACGCAATTTGATATTCAAAAGGCGCTCTCTGCATTCACGGGGTTTGGTGATAAATTAAGCGATGCTTATGATAAAGGATTTAATGCTACAAAAGAACAAATTCAAAAAACTAATCAAGTTGTAAAAAAAGGCAATGAAGACGCTGCAAATGAAGCTGCAAAAGCAGCGGCTGCAAAAGCAGCGGCTGAGAAAGCAGCCAAAGAGAAAGCGGATGCTGCAGAGAAGGAAAGATTAAGAAAATTAGCGCTCGCAAATGCAAAAGGGAAAGGAGCAGAAGCAGAATCCGAACTTCAGGAACTCAAAAGATTCTACAAAGGCCGCCAAGACGAGCTTGAAAATGATATTGAGCGCGAGCTTAACTCTGAAGCAAACAGAGGTAAGGATAAAAAGGCACTCCGAGCACAACTCGAAGCCGAAGCTAATGTCGAATTAAGAAAATACCTTAACGAGCGTATCGGAGGCATTGCAGATGCTAACGCGTTCCTAGATAAAAACCAACTTACTGCAAAGATTACTCCAAGCAAAAAGAAAGGCGAAACAGTTGCGGATATAGATAACTTCTATACGCAAGAGATGGCAAAATTAGCAGATAAACTAACAGTCGAAGTTGGTATAAGTGCAAAGCCACCCGAATTTAAGGAATTAGAAAAAGAATTTGATACACTCGCAAAAGACATAGCCAAAACAAGCGAATCTTTAGTGCCTAAAACCCTCGCTACAAGTCAAGAAGCGCTTGATGGTACTATCTCAACGGTTCAGCAATATATCGACTTCATAAAGCTTCAAAATGATGAGATTGCAATAAAACAAGCAGAGGCTTTGGCGGCGGGTAATGAAGAAGCGGCTGCAAAGTTTGGCGAGTCAATCCAAACCAATATACAGAATATCAATTTGCTGAGTTCTAGGCTAGAGCGATTCGGAACTGAGAGCAAAACGGCAATCGAAAAAGCCGCCCGCGAGTCTACTCTCGAATTCCAAATACAGACCGCCTTGCAAACTAGCATTCTTGATGCCTTCAACTCGGAGAAAATCAGAAAGGAAAAAGAGGCTAATGATGCCATAAGAGAGGAACGCCTTGGCGCTCTTAATGCTGAAGAAGATGATCTTACAAAGAGCCTAGCAAAGCGAGAAATTTCTTTCGAGGATTATGCTGCCAAAATTGCAGAGATCGACGCGCAAAGAAAACAAGTCGAAGAGCAAACCGAAGTCACTTTCTTGCAAAGGCTTAAAACAGTTGGAGACCAGACGGCCGCGAGCGTATTCAAATCTCAGTCAGAGATATTTATGAAGAACGCCGAAAATATGGAAGGCAATCAAAAGGTATTTAATGAGTTTATCGGTCAGACGCTCGCTGGATTTGGTGAACTTGCCGCTTCAGGTAAAGCAACTCTTGCAGACTTTGGCGGTGCAGTTGCAGGCGCGGCCTTTGATGCTATCGCTAAAATGATACCATCTTTTGTAGTTGGTATTCTTGGAAGCTCAATTACGACACTTGGCCCTATATTCGGACCTCTTGCAGCGGCTACATTGACAGGCACTCTATATGGATTACTTGGACTTGCAAGAAGCGCGGTAGGCTTCAAAGACGGCGTTGTAGGACTCGAAGGTCCGGGCACTGAAAGAAGCGACTCTATACCCGCATGGCTATCGAAAGGCGAGTCAGTTATTACAGCGGCGGGCACGAAAGCAAACCGCCAAGAGCTCGAATGGATGAATAATAACCCCGGTATGAGTATCAAAGACTACTTTACTTCAAACGCTCCGCAAATGCGATATTCAGTGCAAGAGGATGGCAACCTTATTCAAGAAGTTAGGAAACTTCGCGAAGAGACGCGTGGATTAGGCAAGCAAATCAATCGAAATACTCATGTCGAAATAAGCGGCGCGCTTGTAGCCGATAATAACTCAATAAAGGCCGTGATCGAAAGAGATCGCCGCCGTAATGCAAGGAGAGGATAATATGTCTTGGAGATATTGGGTCAAATTCGAAGGGTCAAACGATCCGACCTTTGCATCGATAAATACACTCGGGGTTGAGTTACCTGTTTTCGGGATATTGCCGACCTTTACAGTAGAGTCCTCGAATGAAGTCAGCATGTCAGGAACGGAAATCGGACAAAGGCGAATCAGGATAGCTCTCGAAGTAGATTGCATCCCGGTAAGCACCTGGGACTATGGCACGGTAAATAGTGATAATGTGTACTACCTATTGCAAGAGATACTTCAAAAGAAATACACTCGCATAGTAGAACCGACCGCTCCAAAGCAAATGCCTACAAGGTATCAGTCTACAAGCTCTTTTACTTACTCAAAAGCGCTTATTCCGTTTGTCTTTGCACGATGCGACTTCAGTAATGAAAAACAGTGGGCTTCAGGACTCGAAAAGTTTACTATTACTTGCTATCGTAGGGACTTGATCTAATGGCATTATCAAACCAAAGATTTGTAACTACTTGGACAAGCGAAGACTCTATTCAATGGCGTATGTATATCATACCGAGTAGTGTAGATTACATTACCCCCGCCTTGAGTTCGAATGTGACGCTCCCTAGTGAGTTTTTACTAAGGGATATGTCTCTCGATACCGAGCTTGGAAGTATTCCCGCGGGGCTTGTTAGCCAAGTGCTTAAGATAAATGTCAATATAGCCGCTTTGCAGGGCACTACAGCGCTGAATGATTTGCGCGTTGACTTATTGCAAGGGACTACGACAAAAAAGCGCCCCCTCAATAGCGATGGAACGCCATGGATAGATGCATTCACTACGACAGAGCAAACTGAATTCGATGCATTCAATACATTCGTGCTTCAGTACAATGACGGCACTGGATTCAAGACCGCATTCATAGGATGCCAAAAATACAGCGCCGAAAATGAAATCGAAATAACCGCGCTTGATAATGTGATTACCTATACAATTGAAATTTACGACATACAACGATGCATCGGAGAGGCAATTACTCCTCATATATGGTCACGATTGCTAATGAGGGATGATACAACCGTCAATTATTCAGCATCGGTAGCCTTAAGCGAAAACACGCAATTTAATCAGTTATATTCGGGATTTATGCTTGATGACCCGAATACTGGTTATGCAATGCTTGATATTTTGCCCGATGGATTCTCAATGTATATCAGTACATTCGCAAGGCTCAAAACTAAGATAGGTGAAATGTACTCAAAATACCTCAGAGCTCTTACAGGTAAATTGACCGCGTCCTTTGTATGCCATGATATATTTACTTATTCGGTATTTCTTAAAGATTCAAGCAATAACTTTATTTTGCCTCAGTATCTTTGTTATGTATCCGAAATTTACGATAATCAAGGTCAACTCGTAGGTGGCGCTCTTGGTGATTCTAAGATGTTTGCACAGTTTACGAATTTCTACGAAGCATATAAGATGCTTTGCGATAATGCTCTTGAAACTGTAAGACCTACATATAGCTTCACAAGCGGTAACCCCGACGCTTATACTATTACAATGGTATCAAGTAATCCTTATCCAGTGCTTGCAACGCCGTCAATTACATTCGATCAGGATAATACATATAGCAATTTCAAAATAAAAATGTTTAGCGAAGTGCTTAATCAAGTAACTACGGAAGTTACAAGCATAACGGGAAATAGTGATACAACTTCATTCCCAAGCGGAAAACAAGGGACAAGCGGCGATAATAGCAAAGACTTGAAAATCATGTTTCATAATGTGCCTCAATTGACAAGCCGTTCTGCAAATCTTGCATCCTATGCAGATATACCGTACTCGTCATTCATAAAATGGCAAAGAAATACGATAAATAGTGGATACTTGCTATACTTTGAGGCAAGTAATATAATTATAGTTCCAAAACCTATTGTAAATGTATTTTTTGGTGGTGAAGATTACGCCGCCCCAACTGATACAAGCCCCTATATCGATCCAAGTACGCAAGTAATTTGGAAGCAACAAAATGCTTGCCTCCCTCAAACTATATCAGAGGCTATGGTCAATTTTTTAGGTCGTAAAAAACAAGCCGAAGCGACTCTAACAACAAATTTCACTACTGCAAAGTTTACGGATGTAGGTAAACGATGTACAATTGACCTTGTAGACTATAATACGCTCTTGGAGTCGATCTATGGCGAAGAGACCGCGCTTGCAGTTATGACAAAACACTCGCATAAAGTCTATGAAGGTATGGCCGATATTACACTACGAATCGACGCGGAGTCCGAATAATGAAATTTAATGAACCCGTAAGACCTTCAGGGATTGGAAGAAAGCAAGTAGCTTTTTCAATGCCCGATATGCCTAGTAGCTTGACAATAGTTGAGCAACAAGACAATGAAGAAATAAATAACATAGAAGAGAATCAAGCCGTATTTGCACAAGCCGTGCAAAGTGCCCGCGTAATTGCTTATTCCGCTGCAAGCTCTGCAATTAGCAATAATATGAATGAAGTCTGGGGAATTAAGACCGTAGTGCCTTGGACTCATACTGTAAACGCTCAACACCTCGGCACTAGCCTCATTAAATGGGAATCAGACCCGCGTAATGAAGCCTATGGAATAAATACAAGCCTCGCATATATCGACACTGAAGACCCGACAATTATCAGAGTCCGCAAAAAAGGATGGTATCTCGTAAATGTGATATTTTTACAGACCGAGTGGCATCATAACAACTCAATATATTATCTTAGAGCGCTCGCAGTTGATCAGCAAGACTCATTCTATACCATGCAAGATGTATGCATTACAGATACATACCCTGTATTGCGCCTTTCGACGCTTATCGGCGTTCCGGGCGGTAATAACCTAGGAAAACCAAGCACGACTATCGATGGTGGAATACAGATAGAATTTAGAAGCCAAAACCCCGGCCACGGCACTGAAGTTTACGAGCTTGACGATGAAAATGTCGAGGCGCAACTTCAGATAATTTGGCTAAGACCCTTTGAAGATGAAAATACTTACAACTTTGCATGAGTGAGAGATGAATAACAGATATTTAGGTATGACAGGTGAAGATAACAGTATAGTAGAATTCAAACTTGCTGACTTTGGCAAAGGTGCTAACGAGTACTTTGAAGAAATCGGTCTCATTATGACAAACGGAGTAATTTCCGTAACTGCACCTACTCAAGTTGGTAAAATTGTGAAAATTAGACTACTTCAAAGGGCGGGAATATACCCGGTTTACAATTGGATATCTATGCGCTTTTGGCTTTTTAATAAACCGACAAGCACTCAAGTCCTAAGACAAATGCAAAACTTCACCTCTACCGATATGGATGGACTGATAGGTTTTACTGACTTCAAAGGTGTAAATTACACTCCATATCCAGATACAACATGGGAGATAGGTGGTGATTATGATTCTCTTGGAGATAACACTATGACTCTTGAGAATATAGTAAATACACCCTTTGTTCTTGATGAAACGCAGAAAATTTATATTGTCGGCGAAAACATAGGAGATCCAAGAACTTACTCCGACAATACTATATTTGCTTACTTATACTTTAAAATGGATTAAAATGGAATTCTATACAGGCAAAACAGGACAAGATAGAGTATTAAGAGCCTTTGACTTTGGAACGCTCGATACCGCAACTTATGCCGATGGAGATGTACTCACTTCAGGGGCAATAGCTGTCGATGCGACTCGCTTTCTAGGCTTCTCTGGTGTCATTGAGCAAGTAATACTTAAAGAGACAACATCAGGGACTCGGCAAAAGCCTAATATAAGAATGTGGATATTCGGATCGGCCTTAACGCCTGCAGCCCGAAACTCTCCGCAGGCTTTCAACGGAACTCAATTTGATACACTTGTCGGTTATTTTGAT